CTCATATATGCTATCGCCAGCGGCCCTCACCTTGGACACGTCCAAATGACCATCATCGCTTCTATACTCATCCTTGAGCTCACAATGCATCATATGGAACCGTCTAAACACGGCTTCCTTATTGCCCATACCCGGAGTGTTGCCATACCTATTCTCCCAATTGGAAGTAGATATAATCGCATCGAGACGTGGCTGCACTGTACCCTTCATATGGGCCTCGGCGAGCTCGGGCTTGAATGGAGTGTTGTTATTGAGCTGAATCAGGCCTTCCGCCCACTTACCGTGTACGGCCTCCGTTTTCTCACCTGCACGGACCGAAGCATTCAGGTCGTCGAAAACGACCACCTTAGTGTCATTGGTCATGCTGTTCCAAAACCGGGACAACGTTGCCTTACACACTTGTTTCGGCAAGTAAGGACCCCCGTTGGGTCCCTTATTCTTGACCGAAGCAATAACGATCAATAACAAGTTAGTGATCTCGGTCTTACCTATGGCTGGCTCACCCACTATATTAATAGAAATGGGGGCTGGTACGCGCGTAGCCTCTATGGCATGTTGCGACGTCCTGCTCTTAAGCTTGACCACTAGCTCTAACTCTTTAAGCAAGGCCTGGGCAACGGTGAACTTGTCACCGCGCATCCTCAAATGGATAGACGTGAGTCGCATGGACATGCCTTGCAAGCTCTGCACCATATCGTCCCTGGTCTCTCTATCCATAACCAACAGGGACTCATCCACCGATTGTCGTAACAAAGTGGATTCCTTGAGTATGTCATTGACCTCGTCTGGGAACGACCAATTGACAATGTACTCCAAGCCTCTGGTGACACAATGGGCCAACATCGATATCACACCTTCTGTCGTGAGTGATGCTGCACTAAAAGAGCTAAGCTTCGCTTTGTCAAGCGCATAGCCTATATTCTTAAAGTAATGGGCCTTAGACTTCATCAACGATGGCGCCAACAAAGCTGCCGAACAAAACTTAACCACACGTTCGACTATATTAGTCAAATTGCTGGTCATGTATT